ATCGTTATGATCCCACTCAGCCGCCCAGCTCGGAGGTTCCTCGGGGTCCATCCGTTCGAGATTGATCGTGGGAAGCAGGGTAGCTGCCACGCAATACGCGAGCAAGTCCCATGACTCGTTGCGGAAGTTCTTCGGATTGATCCAGCCCTTGGACGGCGACTTAACTTCAACCGTCAGCTCTGCATAGAAGCTGTCGTCGAGCCAGTTCGGGAAGTAGATGCGGCCGCCCGGATCGGTCCGGTCGAGCATGTTGTTCACCGTATCCTTGATCGAGTTCACATTGATGAAAGCCACCGGAATCTCGCCGCGAGCACCCGCGTGACGGTCCTTGCGTTGCGAGTCCGGGTAGTCGATCTTCACACGCGGCGCATTCTTGAGGGCCGAGCCCTTGACGAGCATGAACCGTCCAGCCATTCCGGGAACCCACTCGTAGGTGCCTTGTTGCGCCTGTGCGAGGGTATCGCCGCCTTCCTGCTCGATCTGCTCTACAGGCAGCCCCTTGTCGCCCCAGCGAAGCCAGCGCACGAACTTGTAGGCGTTTGTCGTAACGCCTTCCCGACCGCCGGAGTCGCACATCACCAGCTTGACAGACATGCGCCGCCCTGATCCATCTGCAAGCTCATAGCTCTTCAGGATGACCTCTTCCCCGATCAGTTTCCAGTCTTCCTGATATGCTGCTGGATTCACCCACAGATGTTCCCCGTCTTCATCGACCCGTTTTGACTTCTTGATGTCAAAACGATCCACGATGAAGACGTCTCCGTTCAGGCAAATGCCATGAACTTGCACAACGAAACGATGCTTTTGCACGTCAATCGTGGCGATCAGAAAGCGCACAGCCGGGTTTACAATTTGGATGCCGTAATCGCGTGCTCGATCCTTCAGGACTTCAGGGAGGCGATCTGATTCTTGCGCTTTCGGCGTATAGGGCTCGCCTTGGTCCGTGTTGATCGTCGTTTTCAGCGAGTCCTCATTACCGTTCGCTTCGTACTCAGCTTCGGCTGTCAGGTAGTTGAAGACCAGCGTCTTCCAGTCAGAGAACGCGGCCGCAGCGCCCTTCAGCCAGAAGGATGCAATGCTCGTTCGGGGAGGCGTCCCTACGAGCTGGCCACTCTTCAGAAGGCGCATGTTGTCCTTTACCCAACGGCCACGTGTGTTCATCTCGAACTTGCCGGGAACGTCGCCAATGGGGTCATGGCCGAACTGAAACGCACAATGCGGACAGACCATAACAGCGGCCTCGGCCGACTCCATGAAGTCTGCCGAATCTGGATAGCTGATCAGGTTGAAGCTGGGCTCAAACCACTCGCTGCATTTCACGCAAGGCCAATACCAGCGCCGCCGGTCGCCCTTGTTGTAGATCGACAAGATTCCCTTTGTCGGCGGAGCCTCGTGCGGAGACTTGCGCCGCCATTTGGCATTCTCGACTATGAAGCCGGGGGAGCTTTCCGCAGCACACATGCCGTAGCGCCGAAAGGTAGTGGCGCGTTTTCGGGCAAGCTCGAACGGGGCACCTTCACCGTCCACATCCTGCGGCATCCGGTCATAGTCCGTCAGCCACAGGCGCGGAATTGGCTTCCCCGAAAGCTCGTTGATGGACGGCCAGCTCAGCGTGAGAATCATGCCATTCCGGTAGTGTTTGTCGAATACGTTGTCCGACTGCTTTCCGGTGACGAGCTTGTCCTTTATCGCTTGAGAGTGGCGATGCAAACGGTCGATCCGGCGCATAGAGAAGTCCCGTGCTGTCGGACCGGAGGTCTGCACGATCATCATGTCCGCCGGATCACAAACAGCGGAATAGATCAGCCAGTTCAACACCTGATCGGTCTTCCCGCACTGGGCCGGGCCAACGAAACACCAGCCCGAAAAATCGAGAGACTGAAGCTCGTCCATAGGCTCAACGAGGTAAGGCGTGATGGAGTTATCCCACGGACCAACGTAGGAGCCGGGGTTGTTCAGCGTGCGATATTTGACAGCAGCCTCGGATACGGTCAGCCGTTCTGGCGGCCGTGCCGCCGCCGCAGATTCAACAATGAGGTTTTCGAGCGTGCTCGCAACAGCAAGCTTTGCCGAGTTGATTTCCCGACGCCCAATGATCTTCATACCATATCCATCCCGTCATCTTCGTCTTCGGCCGCTGCATCCTCTGCATCTGCCTGCTCAATCAATTCCCGCATCGACGTTTCTTCCCCAACCAACTCCCCGAGTTCAGAGAGCTGTGGTCCGGTGGCTTTCAGCTCAGCATTTTCGACGAGGGATGCGTAGAGTTCGGCCGCCAGCGCATCCACAAGCTGGACGATGACGTTTCGTTGATCTTCGGAGAGTTCCTGCGTCCGTTCGACCGTATCGACCCAAAGCTGAAGCGTGAACTTGATCGTCTGAAAAGTCGATCCAAGGACCTCTCGAACCTTGTCGGTGCGCCAGAGCTGGCCTGCATTCTCTTCCCACTTCTGCCGCTTCAGAAGCGCATCCCAGACCATCTGCTGAAGCGACGGTGGCAACTCGTTGCGCTTGATCGCACTCATGTACTCCTTACTCGTCAAGCGGGTCTTGCAGAGATAGGACGACGCCTCCGCGATATCATAGAGGATAGTCTGCATAGTTGTTCCGCGCGAACGGATCGTCTTCGGATCGCAATAGCGGAGGCGAATCTTGACCGCCCGCTCAGACATGTTGAAGACCTGCGCAAGCCATGCGACCGACACACCCTTGACCGACGGGTCTCCGACCATCGGATCAGTGGTTGGGGCTGCCCGGCGGCCTTGGGTGAACAGTTCGAGCTTCTTGTTGACGACTTCGTTCATGCTGCGGCTTTCATCAGTCTGACGCGGACCCTATCGCTGATGGCATCTTGTGTCACCCCGCGTGCTACAAGAACAGGAAGGATATCTTCGTCGGCTGTTCCGCGCGTGATGATCCGATGGAGGTAAACGTTGTTGTGTTTTTGGCCGGATCGGTGCAAGCGCTTGATGAACTGCCGGTAGAGTTCGAGCGACCATGTGAGCCCGTACCAGACAGCGATGTTGGAACCGTGCTGGAAGTTTAGCCCGTGACCGGCGCTCGCCGGGTGCATCAGTAGCATCCTGATCTTCCCGGCATTCCAGTCCCTCATATCACTGGAAGTTTCCCCATACACACGTACATAGGGGAACCGGCGACGGATCGCATCCTTGTCAAACTGGAAAGAGTAGGCGACGAGGACGGAAGCCCCCATAGCTTCCGTCATGATGGATTCCAGAACATCAAGCTTATGCTCATGAATCTTCACGGATTCCTTGGGAAGCTTGTCGCCAGTCATCTCATCGAATTTGTCGCCGAGGTAGATGGAGCCATTCGCAAACTGCAAGAGCTTCTGCGTCAGAACGCCGCCATTGACCGCTCTGATGATCTCATTATCCCCCATGCGGTTCACGACACGCATCGCCATGTCTCGCTCGAAGTCTCGATACTTTTGCATCTCGAAGGGCGACAGAATGACCTTGTGATCTTGCTGGACGAGCGGTGGCAACGAGAGATAGTCGTCTTCTCGCAGAGAGAAGAACACATCGCTGATCGCAGACATGATCTCCTTCTCCGAATGCGGAAATGGCTCTATCTTCTTCGTCCAGTGGTCTTCTTTGAACCAACGATCCTTGAACGCCGTCATCGACTCTCCGAGTCTGGCACCCTTGTCTATCGCGTATATCGGACCCCAAAGGTCAATCAAACCGTTCGGGCTTGGAGTTCCGCTTAGACCAATGATCTTGTTGATTCGATGCCGGACGCTCTGGATCACGCCGAGTTCTGTCAGGCGTTTCGGCGGCATCGACCCGTCCGCGCGCATCTTGGGTTTGCTCCGTTTGCGACCCGCCTTCAGCCGACTGATCTCGTCGTAGATCAGCCAATCGTAGGGCCACCGATAGACGCCAACTGTATTTCGAAGCCAGCCCAAATTCTCTCGGTTGATGATCGTCAGGTCTGTCTTTCCGAGGTTCAAGGCCGCAATGCGCTCACCTTCTGAGCCGGTCACAACCTTGTACGACAGCCTACGTGCAAAC